GGTCAGCGTTATATGCCTGTATTTCAGATGCACCTTAAGGATGAAGCAGTACCATTTCAAAAAATTTTAGATGAAAAAACACGAGGTTTTTCAAGTGGACCAGTAGATTATTCGATTGAAACTCGAAAGTATCTATTACCATTTGTTCGCCTTGTTCAGAAAAATAAATTTATTTTTGAATCTGGTCCTGGAACTGTTTGTCAATCTGCTCAATGGGAGCAGATTCGTGATTATCTTGTTACATTTGGTTGTGATAAGATTATTGCGGGAGATTATAAACAGTTTGATAAGGGTATGTCAGCAGATTTCATCCTCATGGCTTATAGTGTTATTCGTAGCATTTGTCGTGAGGCTGGATATACTGACGAGGATTTGAAGGTCATCACAGGAATTGCTTATGATACAGCTTTTCCTGTTACCAATTTCAATGGAGATTTAATTGAGTTTTTTGGTAGTAATCCTTCTGGTCATCCTTTGACAGTGATCATAAATGGTATCGTGAATGCATTATATATGCGTTATGCATTTTGTATGTTGAATCCAAATCAATCTTGTAATGAGTTTAAATCTGTTGTTCATTTAATGACGTATGGAGATGATAATATTATGGGAGTGAGTGATAAAGCACCTTGGTTTAATCACTCTGAAATTGCTCGAATTATGAAAACAATTGGTGTAACATACACCACTTCGGACAAATCTGATCGTAAGATTACTTATGTCCATATTGATGATGAGCAATTTTTGAAACGTAAATGGCGTTTTGATGAGAAAGTTGGATTTTATATGTGTCCTCTTGATGAGGAAAGCATTTTTAAATCGTTGACTGTTTGGGTCCCTTCTGGATCTGTGTCACCTGGTTTTCAAATGATGTCAGTTGTACAATCTGCATTGTATGAGTATTTCTATTATGGTGAAGAGAAGTTCACCGAAATGAGAAATTTTCTCATGGAAGCATGTTACAATGATGAGACATTAGTTCACTATATTCAAGATAGTTCATTTCCTACATGGGAGATGTTACTTGATGGATTTATGCGAGCTTCACATGGTCTTACAACTGCCAGACATGGCTTGATAGAATATGTAAAAACCGCTTAGGAACCGCTTGCGTTATTCCTGGGCTATCTCCACTGTCTGGACTCTCGAGGTGATGTTCGAAAGAGTCAGTGTGCGTGGAGGTTGGTTGTTCACCTGGGCGATCCCCAAAGTTCCTATTTAGGAAAGTGTTGGTTAACACACAATAAACATCAAAACTCGCTACTGGTAGAGATCTAAGGTAGCGTTTAAAATTGATCTGCAAAAACAAAGATATCATTCTTTGCGCGTTGTTTTGGAAAACGACGTATTTGTTCATGCCTTGCGTGTGAGGTGAACAATATTAGTCACACGAATTACCCATGTTTTGTCAAATGTAAAGACAGATTAAATGGAAAAGAGCTCATGGAGCTTTTTAAAGAACCTGTTTATAAAGCAAGGTTTCCAGCATGGGTACAACAATCATCAGAAACAAGCGGTGACCCTTTTAAAGGAGTTACTGATTCCTCAAGTCATGAGGAAAGTGAACAAGTCACATTTGATGATTCCACACTTGGAGAAATTTTTGACATGGGTAAAACAACTAATCCTGTTGCCCTTGTTGATGGAACTCCAGATATTACTCTGGGTTCTTTTCTTTCACGTCCTACTCTTATTGCTTCCACTACATGGAATCAAACGGATGCAGTCGGATTGAAAAGTTCCTATGATCCTTGGAATTTATTTATTTCGAATACACATATCAAAAAACGAGTAGACAATTTTGCGTTTATTCGTGGTCGTTTGTGTGTTAAGGTCTTAGTAAATTCAACACCATTTTGGTACGGCTTGGGTATGTTATCGTACTGTCCTTTACAAAAGATAGTTACGGGCAATAATCCCAATAGAGCGGCAACAACTACAGATGCTTATATAGTTGCGGCATCACAAATGCCCAACATTAAGATCGTTCCAGCTAAATCGGCTGGCGGTCATATGACTTTGCCTTTCTTTTACCATAAAAACTGGTTGCCTTTGACAGCAACTGATTTAACTAATATGGGAACACTTAATTTGAGTGTTGTTTCACCTCTCCTTTCTGCCAATGGATCAGCCGCTATTAATGTGACTGTTCAAATTTTGGCGTGGATGGAAGATGTGGAACTTATGGGTCCCACAGTCACCCTTGCAGCGCAAGGTCGTGATGAATATGGTGATGGTCCGGTATCTGCTCCTGCGTCTGCGGTTGCAGCATTTGCGCGTACCATTAAAACACCCATTATCAAAAAGTTTGCTAAAGCTACAGAGATTGGAGCCCTTGCGGTTTCCAATATAGCAAGACTTTTTGGTTATTCTAATGTACCAGTTATTGATAGGGTGCATGGCTTTATGCCTGCACTTTTACCTCAATTGGCCTCTTCAGGTATTGGTACAATGGTACAAAAATTGACACTTGATCCCAAATGTGAATTGTCTATAGATCCTTCATTGCATGGAGTTCCGGCAGAAGATCCTTTGGATCTTTCTGCTATCTGTGCGAAGGAATCGTATGTAGGACAAGTTACATGGGCCACCACTGATGCAACTGATGCTCAGTTGTTGGTGGCTCGAGTTCAACCAGTCTTGAGTAATGTTGCTGCTGTAACAGGCGCATCTCGACTGGCTACTACTCCTATGGGTTATGTGTCTCAGTTTTTCCAGTTTTGGCGAGGAACTATTATTTTTCGATTTAAGGTCGTTTGTTCACAATATCATAAAGGACGAATCCGTATTTCGTATGACCCTGTTGGTCGTATTGATACAAATGCTGATTCATATAATTTAACATATACGAAGATATATGATATTGGTGAAGATAACGATATTGAAATTGAAGTTCCTTACCATCAAGCTACTGCTTGGTTGGAAGCACGACAGATGACTTCTGCAAATTGGAC